GACGCGTTAAGGCTCACCAGCCCATCCGCGCTCATGTACTTCGACGACCCGTCACCCGTGGAGACACGGGGAAGGGGAATCGTGGTACCTGAGATTGTGATGGTCTGGGGATCGGTAAACGCCATAAAGCGTGCTCCTGTGGTTGTGTGCCAGTTCGTGACACGTATGGGTGGGTCAGTGCAATACTGACTCAGCGCTTCCGGGTTACCCCGAGAGCAGCCAGTATGGAGAGTTGGAACGGAGACAAACCGTCCCAAGTGACTCCAAAACCAAAGGGGTTTGCCTGCCTTCTCACCTTCGTCTCAGTGACGTAAGTGATAGGGTCAGCTTGGACCTTAATACCATTGGACATGGTACAAGGACCAAGGCTATAGGTGTCACGGACCACAGTGTGTTCCATGATATAACCGTAGCGCATCACCAGGCCATCGATCTTGAACGCAGTGACGTTTGACAACACGTCACCAGCATTCGTGAACCAATCTGCGGCCCAGCTCCAGGGAGAGAGGTTCCAGACTACGTCTGGCTTGAGGTCGAATCCTAGCCTGTCGGCTAGGAGGGCTAACCTATCCATTTCTGACCGGGAGTCATATCCGGTCGGAAGATAGTAGGTAAATGCCCCTGAAAACCACCTCTTGCGTACCGTCTCACGGGTACGAATCAACTCTCCCGAAGACGTCCATGTAATTTGAGACGTCCCTGGTGGATAAGTATTATCCATTCGGAACGTCTCGGACGTCCTCTCTGTTGGGAAGTAGTATTTCCGTCTAACCACCTTACCGGCATCACGCTCGTATTGTGCTACAACTTCGCGAGCGTGGGTAACACCACGACCGAAGTCTGTGATGTCACTGATAAGGGGTCTCCATCCGAACTGGACATTCAAATACTCTTCGCCCGCTTGACGCGCTCGAAGAGTCCTTGATTCCCAGGTGGATGAACCGATCAAACGAGGGAGTCCCTCGCGGATCGTTTCACCCAGGAAGGTAGACAGATCTGCTACTGAGTTAGTGG